GAATAAAGGAGGGTAATAAAAAGGCTGAAATCACAATTAACTGCATTGATTCTATACAGCAACCATTACTTAAGTTTGCAGAAAATTATAGACGAGCTATATACGATCAGGATAAATTAGCGTATACTCTTCCGGATAACTTAAGAACATTTGACATGACAATTACTCTATTTGAAATAAGAGATATTAGGGATGATAACGGCCGCTTAGAAAGTGGAGTACAGCAGTTAAAGTACAGACTAAGTCGTTGTGAGTTTGATTTTGATGGATTTATGAGCGGCCCAACCTCGCTTGAAATGAAGGCGTTCACTCAAGATCAGCCATTTAACACTTCATTTAAGATTAAAGCTGGATGGGTAACCGAAGAATCAGAATCTTCAGCTCAATCTGATTATCAGTCTCTTGGTATTTTCTCAGGTTTAGCAAATAGCCTAGAAGGAAGAGCTCAGCGCTTTTTATCAAGTGCAGCAAGTCTACCTGCAAGATTAATAGGCGACTTAACTAACCAATTACAGACTAGACTTGAAACCGCATTATCGCAAAATGTGTATAATAGAACAAATGAAGTACTTTCAACTAATCAGGTATTCGGGCGAAGATCGCCAGTTGGGCCGGTTGGAGGACAGACTGTAGGAGATGACACTTACCCAGGATCAGATGTAAAACCAAATGTATCAGATGGTTCATTGGGGGATGTTTATCCATAAAATATAGAATAGCGAATGAATCCAAATCACGATATAATGAAGGATCCTACTGGGTCGGATCGCCTAACTACTAAGTATTTAGGAGAAGTCGTTGATGTGACTGATCCTCTAAGAGAAGGTCGCTGTAAAGTTAAAGTATTTAGCCTATTTGATACGTTGCCAGTTGAAGATATTCCATGGGCAGTTCAATCTCAAAAGCCCGCATTTTTCGGGCAGGACGCAAAGGCTGGATCAATATCAATTCCTAAAAAGGGAGCGATTGTTAATGTGAGATTTAATAATGGTGACTTATATTCGCCAGAGTACGAACAGGTTCAGGAAATAGGCGACGATATTAAGGAAGAGCTTAAGAAGAGTACAGAATACGAGTACGAAGGAGCTCACTATATCCTATTTGATGGAGATGAGCAGATAAAATTCTGGTTTAATAAAGGTCGAGGGTTAACTCTTGAAATGAAAGACTCTTACCTAAATATTGATCAAAATTCAAAAATTGAATTGTATCACAAAGACGGCCTTTCCTCAGTTGAATTAGATGGAAACGTAATCACAGTAATGAGCCAGTCTCAAGTTAACGTTATTTCCAATTCAATTAAAACAAGCGCACAAACAGTTCACGTAGATGGAAAGACTACCCGATTGGGTTCGTCAAATGTTGTTGAAAGTGCAGTGATGGGTGATTCAATGTTTGCAGCTCTTATGGGATTAGCTGCAATGGTTGATGCTAAAATGCCTTCTACTGGAGCGGCAGCTCAATCTCTAATTAATAACATGAAAGATCAGATCCTATCTGAAACCGTATCAATTGGGCGTTAATCCAAATTGATCTTCACATTTAACTAATTCAAGCTCAGTATTTAAGTGACTAATTGCATCTCCGAAATGGATTGCATTATAGGTAAGTTTACCGGTGCTCTTAGCACGGTCAATATCTTCTGATAAAGTAGGTAACTGTTGTCTATTTCTAAAATATCGACTTGACGCTTGGTATTTTCCAAGCAAGTCTTCTCTGACCATTTCCATGTGATGCATCGTTATAACTCCTGGGTCAAATACTCGCGATCTTTCGTATGAGTCATCCGCTATTCCGCGAGTAGGGTCTATATCAGAAAACATGAATTGCACTGAATGATGCCTACTGGCCGATCCTATCTTGTAGATAAATGGGACCTTAAACTTGGAGTACCCTTGGTGTAGAGTTGGCGTTACGTAATTTATGTACTTAACCGCAGTCGCATGTAAATTATTATCAATGATTTGTCGCTTAGCTTCGTCAAATTCGTCTTTAACATAGAATTCATCCGCGTCCATTGAAAGATAATGGGTTGCTCCTAATTCAAGAGATTTTTCCAATAGGCTTTGACGTTTATTGCACTCATAAACCTTAGCTCTCAGCACATCTTCAGCAGTGGTTAGGGATGATGGTACAAAGTCTGTGAATACTATTATGGCGTCAATTAATCCTTTCTTCTTGAGTCTCTCTAACATTGGAACTAGGTTAGGAGAACACTCAGTGTTTCCCCAAGAAACAGTTTGATATGACACGAGAACAAGGTCAACTGATTCTCGGATTGAGCGTATTGATTGCTCTAGTGTCTCTAGTCCGTCAAAGACAACGTATCCTGCTGATAATTTCATAATTAAAGTTTTTCAAAATATCCGCCTACTTCAAAAGACGAATTCATGTTAATTGAGCCTGCTTTAGTTGGAATAAATTTAGCTGGATCAACTAATCTAAAGTCAACTGATACTCGAGTAGAGTCAGAGGTGTTTGTTTTATTTCCATGAAGTAGATTAGCTCCATTAAATACTAAAATTTCTCCGTATTTTACAGTATACGGCATGAAATCTTCCTTTCCTTCAGAACTTTCCATCCAAATAGTATTGGTCTCGTTAGTATCAGTAAATGGCATCCAAAAGTTAACTTCAGAAGTTCCGTGATTGTATGCTCGGTCCCTGTGCCATTCGCCGACTGCTAAATTATTAACGAGTTGGGTTCTAAACGTTGGGATTTTTTGATAAATGATTGATTCATACTCGAATGAGTTCGCTAATTCTTTAACTAATTCAACGTACGTTGGGTAAAACAACTCACTGAATTTTGAGTAATAAGCTTTGTGCCAATCAGTAGATTGATCCATTTCTCTAGAAAAGAAAAGGTAGTCTTTTAATTTGTGCAGTTCAGATAGATTATCAACTTCTAGAATTGACTCGACGATTTCCTTAAATGGAAATTTTTGTGTGTCATACTGAACTTTGTAAGGTACTGGTAAATACATTATTATTTTGTAGTTTTTTTATTAGTTATTAAGTTTAGAGCCGACTTGTCTACACCGTCATTTCTATTCGCCCAAAAGAAATCGTCAGTTGATCTAGGTTCAACATTGAGAGTTATGCGGCCTCGATTGATCTTCCAGTTGAATTCTTCCCATGATTTACAAAAATAATGGTTGATTTGTGCAATACTAGTTGTATTTATTTGACTCGCATGACCTGTTACTAATTCACCAGTTAACTCGAATATTTCACCGTCGACTGTCAAATCAGGCATGTGAGGATTTGTATACCTAACTACTTTTTTACAGTCGATGATTGTTTTGAAATGGTCAGAGCAATCGTCTTGGCATTTAATGAATCTCTCCAAGACTGGTCGATCTGAGTAACGAATATGACCGTTTGACCCAAAGAATCGCCAATGGATTACTACACCAGCTGAAGTTAAGTAGGTTTGAATGAATTCGTTAATTGATAAATCATTATGAATTACTAAAAACTCATCAATATCGAGTGCCATTGCATAGTCAAAGTCGCTAGCAAAATTTTCTAGAAAATTATTATATGCTGGAATTTGCATCCCTTTTCCAGGAAAATAGATGATCTTAACTGAGTCTGAGGCAAAGTCTCGTAGTTTGTTATTTGCTGAATTATCGTAAATGACAAAGTCAGTAACTCCTAATCTCTTGTGGTAGTCTAGCCATTCAGCTAAATACCTCTCCTCGTCTAATGCTATTGCAAAAATGGCAAGTTTCATTTATTATCGTATATTTTTGTTAGGTGATTTCGGAGTCTTACCGATTCTAGAAATATGAGTTAGCATTTGATTAACTTGAGCTGATCCCAATTTAGAAATGAGGATCGGCTTCCAATAGTCAATTAGTTTATTATATGGGCCAGTTTCCTGATTTGGAACTAGTGCTAAGCATTTAATTAACGGAAATCCTATTTTTAGTAGAGTATAAAAATGATCAGAATAGACATAGTCTCCTCCTATTTTTGAATGAAATATTCTTGACATTATATCGCTAGTTATGCCTGAATAATTTCCGGAAAGTAGCGAAAGGACCTCAGTTGTTAATTGAGTATCATTCGATCTAATGTACTCATCTAGACTGACTGTGCTTATGTAACAACCGGTCCTATAACCATTCTTAATTAACATCTCAGATAAACCTAGCTCATACTTGTCAACTATTTCTGATTTATTATGAGAAACTGTTATACTGTTCATAAACTGAGAGAACGGTTTTGCCGTAAATACTGCTCGGTTAACTGAGAAAAAATTACTTTGTAAATAGCACTTGCCCTCTATTAGTTTTGGGTCGGGCGCATGATCACATAGTGCCCATGCATCAACGGATGCACCAGTCATAGTGTCAAAGACTGGAGTTAGATCGCCCACACAATAACCTGAATCATTAACAAAAAGAAATTGATCAATTTTAGAAATGTCAGACTTGTACTTTTCAATTATTAAATTGAAACCTCTCTTGTAACTACCTAAATCGTTTGATTCACCGTGCCTTCCACATATACTATCAGATATTAAATGAGAGATTTTTTCCAGCTCAGAAGGATTTACGTTACCGTCAGACACAAATATTATTTTGTCACAAAATTTACTAAGTTTAGTTAAATAGTCAACTACATAATCGTCGATCTGGTTAAGGACATCATAATGAGCAAATACTGCAATTCGATTGTGCATATTAAAACCAAGTCGACTCATCGCTGATTTAATAACAGCTTTATTACTTTTGTTAAATTCACGAACCTGATTATCAGCTAGTGCCAATTTTAGAAGCCGATCTGCTTCAGTAACACTGGAATATCTTAAAATCGGTAAATCGTGGTAATTATCATCAACTGAAACTTCGGAAACGACTTTACACCCGTAGCTTAAGGCTTCATATACTCTAACTACTTCAAGATTTCCATTATCGTAGTAGTGGTGATTTAGTACAACTTTAGTTCTCTTGAGAATATCTACGATATCTGATCCAAACTTATGTACGCTAAATCCGTCTACTACTTTGATGGACCTAAGCTCTCTCATACTATCTAGAAATTCAGTTCTTCGACTGCTGCCTGAGTATTCTCCATAAAACAGGACATCTATATCTCTAGCTTGGTTAACTATATCAACATCATGTTCAACTCGACCGATTGGTACAAATATATGAGGTCTTCCAAATTTTCCTTTGAAATAATTGA